GCCAAGCATCACCTTCACCGGCGACCTCAACACCGGCATCTACAGCCCCGGTGCTGATCAGGTCGCCATCAGCACAGGCGGTACTGGCCGGCTGTTTGTTGACTCCAGTGGTCGGGTAGGTCTGGGGACTACGAGCCCAGACACAACTCTCACAGTTTCAGGCAGTGGCGCTGGCATTCGTGTTCAGCCCAGCAATGTTGCTAACGCCACAATCTTTCTGCGCCACGGAAGCCTCGCCAACAATAGTGGATTAGAAGCTGACAGTAGCGGCGCATTAGGTCTTTATGCCAACGGCAGCGAGCGAGGTCGATTCGATAGTTCAGGTCGTTTTTTAGTTGGCACGTCTTCGAGCGCTAGCGCAGGGCAACTGGCACAGTACTCCAAGTTGCAAGTACTGGGTAATACAGTTAGCGAGTTTGGTATTGTTTCAATCGCCAGAAACGAAGCCGCCTCATCCATTACTGCTGGTGAAAATCTAGGCGCTATTGCATTTGTCGATTCATCCGGCAATGACTACGCATGGATTCTTGGAGCGGCTGATGGAACTGCCGGGACAAATGACTACCCGGGCCGCTTAGTGTTCTCCACTACCGCCGACGGAGCGAGCAGCCCGACGCAGGCGATGGTTATCAATAGTAGTCAAGATGTAAATATCACTAGAAGCACCGCCGCCACTAATAGCACTGGATGGTATGGGGTCAGTGCAAATGCAGCAGTGGGATCAATAAGTATCTCTAGGAACGGCAGCAATGTGATGGCGTTTTTCCATACGTCCAATGCAAACGGATTAGCTGGATCTCCGGTTGGAACAATCAGCATCACCACAACCGCCACAACTTACGCGACATCTTCTGACTACCGGCTGAAGGAAAACGTCGTCCCATTGACGGGCGCGATTGATCGCATCAACCAGCTGAAGCCAAGCCAGTTCAACTTCATTGCAGACCCTGACAAGATAGTTGATGGCTTTCTTGCTCACGAAGCCCAGGCCGTGGTTCCTGAGTGTGTCACGGGCGAAAAGGATGCCGTGGATGACGACGGCAACCCCGTCTACCAGGGCATCGACCAGTCCAAGCTGGTGCCGCTGCTGACTGCTGCACTCCAGGAAGCCATTGGACGCATTGAAACCCTGGAAGCTGAAGTAACAGCTCTCAAGGCGTCGTAGTCCTACTCGAAAGTCTGGCTGGCTTGGCAATAACCGGGTCAGCCACAGTAGAGTAGTCCTGTCACACGAGCGGCGGCAATGCCAAGCGATGTTGAATTGACGAGCACTTTTTTACACTCATTGCTGGAGTACAGGGACGGCAAATTGTTTTGGAAAGTCCGCCGGGGTAAGGCACGGGTTGGCGAGCAAGCTGGCTGCATTGGCAATCGCGGCTATGTGCTGATCGTTATCAACGGCAAGCAGCGCATGGCACACCGCCTGATCTGGATCATGCACGGCAACGACCCTGTGCCGATGCTGGACCACATTGATGGCAATCAGCTCAACAACCGCATCGAAAACCTGCGCCCAATCACGGTGTCACAGAACCAGCGCAATACCAAACTGCGGAAGGACAGCACCTCTGGCATCAAGGGCGTGAGCTGGATTAGCACCCGCAATCGCTGGTCAGGTCAGGTCTGGCACAAAGGCAAATTGCACCGTGCAGGTGACTTCAAAGACAAGGACGAATGTGCCGCCGCTGTTCGAGTACTGCGCGAGTCGCTCCATGGCGAATTCGCCCGCCACTGATCAAGGTCTGGCTCAACTATCTGGAATTACCGGATGGTTGGGCTTGACACGGGTGTAATGTGGTGGGGACAGCGGTGCGTCAACACCCTGCCCCATGACCGCCGATTGGAGGATCGACGATGACCCAAGATTACGCCACACCCCGAGACTTGATCCAGCGACTGACCGATGCGCTGGAAATGCTGATGAAGTGGGACGGCTGGTGCGAAAAAGACGAGCTTGATTTGCTGTCTGAAGCCCGCACGCACCTTGCCCAGCCCGAGCTGCAGGGGCCGACGGAGGAGGAGCTTGACGAGGAAACAGCAACACTGATCCCGTGGCTTTTGGAACAAGCCGTGATGGCTGCCAACAGCGAAGCGCCCTACGCGGCAGGGCAGCTCACTCTGGCCGCGCAGTTACTGGATGAGCGTTGTCCCGCCGTCAAGCCGGTGCCTAAAGCCTCGTAGTCATTCCCACTTGTATGCCCAGAGTTCTTTACACCCCCAGCGACTACTCGCCTACCTACGACGTTGAGAGCGATGGCGCGGGAAAGTTCGTCAAGCTCCATGCCGTCTGGGACGTAGAGCCCCAGCGACCTGAGGCCAAGCAGATCATGGCGCCCCACCACCTTGACTACATCTCAGGTGATGGCTGGGAGCAATTCCTTGAGCACCAACGTTTTCTTGGCCGCACTCCTTAGCCAGGCGTCGTAGTCACCTTCACAAATGAAACAGTGTCACTGACAGTCAGCGAGCTATGGGACGCCTTCCTCACGGAGCGTTCCATTTCGCTGTGCCCAACCAGCCTGACGTCCGATTATCGGCAGGTCACCAAGTGGCTCAGGCGTTGCCCAGTGCAGGACCTGGAGCAGGCACGGCAGGTGATGATCTGGGTGCTGGGGCAGAAGCCCGTCCTGTCATCGCGGCGCGTGGCGATGTACACCAAGACGATGTACAAGTGGGCAGCGCAAGAGGATGTCGGCTATCTGGACCGCAACCCGCTGGCCAGCTTCAAGATGCCCAAGGCGCCGCAGCGTGACGAAGAGATCATCGTCATCCCGCGCAATGAGATCGGCCTGGTCCTGGCAGCGCTTGAGGCAAAGCTGACCTACCGCACCGTCAACTGGTCGCAATACACCGAGTTCATGCTGCAGACCGCCATGCGAACCGGTGAGGTGCGGGCGCTGCGGTGGGCTGACATCAAAGACAGCAAGATCCTGGTGCATCAGAACTGGACGCTGACCCATGGTCTGAAGGACAGCACCAAGACCAACAAGAAGCGATGGGTCCCGCTCAACGGCAAGTGCCAGGCAATCCTTGACACCTTGCCGCGAGAATCCGATTACCTGTTCCCATGGGATCGGTTGGCATTTCAGAGCTACTTCCGCAAGAAGCTGCAGCCGCTGCACCAGGCTGGTCTGATTTCACACCTGTACAGGCCATACGACTGCAGGCACACAGCCATCAGCCACTGGATCGAGGCCGGCATCCCGGTGCCACAGGTGGCCGCCTGGGCCGGCAATACCAGCGAGGTGATTTTTAAGCATTACTGCAACACCACGCAAGAGTATGCGATGCCAGAAATCTGATAGATTGGCGTCGAATAAAGGCATTGCATGGCCGAAACTACGTTTAGTTGGCGCATCGCCAACATGGAACGCGAGACAGCCGATGGGTATGTCTTCGTGATCCATTACACGGTCGAAGCGTCTGATGGCGTCTACCGCTCGTCGGCCTACGGCAGCCTCGGCTTGGAGCGCCCAGAAGGCAACATGATCCCCTACGCCGACCTGACCGAGGATCAGGTGGTCATGGAGTGGCTGCTGCCCAAGTTTGGTGACGAGAAGGTGCAGGAGATCCATGCCGCCCTGCAGGCGCAGCTTGACGAACAGCGTCATCCCAGCAAGGCCAGCGGGATGCCGTGGCAGTAGGCGCTAACCTGAGTGCATGATCGAGCTGGTCGCTGCTGTTGCTGGGGCATCCATCAGCGTGGCTGCGATGGGGGCCATGGGCTTCAGCCGCCGCAGCGACGAAGCCCGCGACGCCGTAATCCGCCTCACCGCAGCCGTCGAACACATCGCCACTCAACTGGAGGTGCTCCATGGCGACATCAAGTCAGACCGCAAAGAAACCTTTGCCCGTTTGAATGGCGTCGAGCAGAGGGTGGCTACGCTAGAGGCACGCCCACACCGTTAATCATGGACGCGCAGACCGTTGCCGTCGTCGCCATCGTCATCGCTGCTGGCAGCGAGATCATCGCGCTGACACCTCTCAAGTCGAATAGCTGGGTGCAACTGCTGCTGCAGGCACTGAAACTGATGTTCCCGAAGCGCCGCTGATCGTGGCTAAGTCACCGATCAAGCCAAGCGATCTGTTTCGCTATTGGAAGGGACTGCCGCATCAGCAGGCGGCGATCTCCGAATTGGAAGCCGAGCTGTTAAAGGTTGCGCCAGATCTCTTTAACAGAGATCAGTCATGGTTCAAAACTTGGAGCCAAGACGGCAAGCTGCATGGCTATGAGGCAGCAGCAAAGCTAATCAAAGAGTTTGAAGGCTGCCATCTGTCGGCTTACCCAGACCCGCTCAGTGGCGGCGATCCCTGGACCATCGGCTATGGCACCACCAGATACAGCGACGGCCGCAAGGTGCAGCGCGGTGACAAGATCACCGTCATTGAAGCCGGCAAGCTGCTGGACCTTGAGATCGAGCGCACTGCCGACAAGCTGCGGGCAAGCGTGCCGTTCTGGAATGCCATGAATGGCGATAAGCAGTGCGCCTTGATTAGCTTTGCCTACAACTTAGGCAGTGGGTTCTATGGCTCTGCTGGGTTTGAGACGATCAGCCGCGAGTTGCGTGAGAAAGATTGGGATGCAGTGCCGGCGGCGATGCTGCTGTACCGCAACCCTGGCACCAGTGTCGAGGCAGGGCTGTTGCGGCGCCGGCAAGCGGAAGGCAGGCTATGGGGCGAGACTGCGCAAGCCTTGCCGTACAAAGTGAAACCCAGCGATCCATTCAGCACCAAGTTGTCGGCGCATTTCACCCTGGGCGAGTTTGCGCTGGGTGATCCGGCACGGCGGTTTGTTGCTCAGCATCAGATCGACACTGCTGCCGAACTGGCGGCGTTCCTGGAGCGCGTGCGCACCGCATTTGGCGGGAAGCGCATCACCATCACAAGCGGCTACCGGCCAGCGGCGATCAACCGCGCCGTTGGTGGTGCATCAGGCAGCGAACACCTCTACGACGCTCCCAGCGTGGGAGCTGTGGACTTTTACGTTGATGGTGCTGATATCAACAAGGTGCAGGCATGGGTCGATCGGGAGTGGCCGTACAGCGTCGGGTATGGAGCGCCGAAGGGGTTCGTCCACTTAGGCATCCGAAAAGGCAGGCCACGAGTGCGCTGGGACTATTAGACTCGCTGTGTAAGCCGCTACCAACGGCATGGCGATTACGTCTACGCGAGTATCGCCAGAGCTTTTGGAGATACGGATACCGTACAGCAGCACGAAGGAAGAAGCAACCTTCCTCCTGCTATCGGACATCCACCTGGACAACCCAAAATGCAACCGCAAACTGCTGCTGCAGCACCTTGAGGAGTGCAAGGCGATTGGCGGTCATGCGTTGATGTTTGGAGATGTGCTTTGCCTGATGCAGGGCAAAAAGGACAGACGCGGCAGCAAGGGCGACATCCGGCCAGAGCACCTAGGCGGTAATTACTTCGATCTGGTGTTCCGCGAGTCGGCAGATCTGCTCAGGCCATACGGCGACATGATCCTGATGATGGGCGACGGCAACCACGAGACTGCCGTGCTCAACAACCAAGAGATCGACCCGCTAGAGAACGTGGTCAGGCTCATGCGCAACGATGGCGCCGTCACCGAGCACATGGGTTACCAAGGCTTTGTGCGGTTTGCGTTCCGCCAATCAGCCGGCCGCACACGCCGTTGCACGCTGTTCTTCCACCATGGCGCATGGGGCGGCATCGTCACCAAAGGCACCATGGGCGGCGGCCGGTATGCGCAGATTGCGCCTGATGCGGACATCATGGTCAACGGTCATAATCACGAGCGCAGCATGGTTGCGCATCCGTGCTACCGCATCGCAGAGAACGGCAAGGCATGGATTGAGCAGCGCTGGCACCTGCAAACTGGCACCTACAAGCAGGAGTTTGGCGCTACAGGCGGCTGGGCGATTGAGCGCATCGTGATGCCTAAGTCACTTGGTGGGATATGGCTGACGTTGCGGCCACGGGAGCGCGGTGGCGTTGACATCACCTGCAGGCCAACGGTATGAGGCAATACGTCCTTGAAATTGAGTACACCATCGTTGTGGAAAGCGACAGCGACGACCCGGAAGCAGTATCAGATGACTTTGTGGCGCGGCTCACTGAGTTAGCGCCGTCTAATGATCACATCCTGGGCTTATCGGTTCAGGTGCTACCCATCCCCGAATTGCGTGGATCATTTGATTGATGGCTCCAACCTCGTATCAAAACGCAGCGCAAAGCATCAATTTAGACAGCAAATTTTTGAGGCATGGAATCACCAATGCGCTTACTGCGGCGTTCCGGCTGATACGTTAGACCACGTCAAGCCACGGCATAAGGGCGGCGCCACAGTTGCTAACAATCTTGTACCAGCGTGCAAGAATTGCAACCGTCGCAAGGGCAGCGAAGAATGGCGGGAGTGGTTTAACCGCCAGGAGTCATGGACCGTCGATCGCGTTCTAAAGATTCAGGACTGGTTGATTGATTCAGCATCTGATGATAAAAAATGATTGCTTGCCAATCTTGCGCGTGATCTTTGCACATGCCGTTTAGACAAACTCGCCATACATCACCGTGTTTTTCAATCGTTGGTTCCAAGTGGCGTGCCTGCCAGTGGATTGCTCATCAGCATACGGAGGCGCATGATGCCACGCTGCTCAATGCTGTGCAATCGTGTCTTGCTAATGCCTGTCATGCGCTCCAGTTCTGACCAGGTAATCGGCTGGCAGATCATCCGTGCTTTAAGGACTGTTTGCGTTGTCTCGTCAAGGTATTTTGCGAAGCATTCCATTACATTTTGTATATCTTGACGGATTGCAACGTCTTCTTGATTGGATGCAGGATCTGCAATTGTTTCTGCAATAGTGTTGCTTTCAGAGTCTGAAATGAACTGATCCAAGCTGGTGACGCGGTAGCTTTGCCGCAGCAGCATTGATAGGTCCTTGGGATCCATGTCCAAATGCTGTGCTACTTGGCTGGTGCTAGGCGCCTCGCCCAATTGATGACCGAGGTCTTGGATGGTGCGGTTGACTTTGTACAGCATCTCATGCACACCAATCGGCAGCCGGATCATGGCGTCATAACTGATCAGTGCCCTGGTAATGCCTTGCCGGATCCACCAGTAGGCATAGGTCGAAAACTTGTAACCCCTGGTGGGGTCGAATAAGTCCACGGCGCGGGATAGGCCGATATTGCCCTCTTGGATCAGGTCCATCAGCTCAAGGGTCTTGTTCTGCCGTTTGTCGTATTTGCGGGCGATATGCACGACAAGCTGTAAGTTGGACTGAATAAACCGCTGCCGGGCGCGTTCACCGCTGCGCATTTCGCGCTGTTCATCCTTTGTTAAAGGCCTTTCCAGTTGCTGCAACTCTTTAAGCCTTGCGACCCGCCTGCCAAGTTGTATCTCTTGCTGCGGTGTCAACAATGGATATTTGGCGATACTGTTGAGATAATCTTTGATAGAGTCCGACATGATGAATCCATTGGTTCACACGATAGAAGCACAATTTCACGGCGCTGCCAATGCCCAGGTGTTGCGTCAGCTACACGAGCATCAAGACTGGAATGCGCTGCTGGAATATGCACTGCTGCTGGCAGAGCAAGAAGCCAGCCAGCGATCACAAATCAACTGGCTGGTACGTGAGGCTGCTAGTTCATGCAGCGTCGAGCCGTGGCATTTGGCCGCTGCTGAGGAACTGCTTGGAGGCTGACACAAGTTGGTCGTTGTTGTAACTGCCGGTCAGGGCGTAGCTAAGTGCTGGCCGCTGGCTCATGCGGAAGAACACCATCTGACCGATCTTGAGTCCTGGGTAGATCGGCAGCGGCTGCAACTGGCGGGCATTCTTCAGCTCTAGCGTTAGCGCACTGCCATGCCAACCGGGGTCGGCGTACCCGGCGTGCAGGTTTTCGTAACCTTCACGGGCGCGACTGGACTTGAGGAAAAACAGCCCGGCCACGTCCTCAGGCATGACAAAGGTTTCGATCGTCTGCGCCAGGATGAACTGCCCTGGCACCAACTGATACGGATGTTCAGCGGTGTAGTCCTTAATCGACAGCGGAATCATCTGGTGTGATTCCACCGACTCAAGCATGATCAGATTGCCAAGTCGCAGGTCAAGGCTGGCAGGATTGATCAGTTCCGGCTGATAGTCATGCACCATGCCCTGCTGGATCAGGTCATGGATCTCGGTGTCACAGAGGATCATGTCTCAGTTGTGGTTTTTTGTTGACTGTGATGATGTCATGGGCTGAAACCTGCAGCTCATGTGGCTGGATTGTGTACCAACGGCAGTTGCAACTGGTGCATTTACGACGCCGGATGATGCCTTTGTCGGTGCTGTTGGTAGCGATCACATAAGTGCTGTACCCGTTGCAGTTAGGGCATTGAACTTGAATCGCGGGCATTTTCTAGATCTTGTGCCATAACTGCTGCACTGCGCAGCATGGTGCTGAGTTTGATCGGGCGCATGTCTTTCCAGCAGGCATACCTAATGGCATGACGGAAGCCCATGCTAATGTTGCCGTCGCCTAGCTTGCGAGCAGCTTCGATCTCTTCACGGCTCATGCGGATGTTGACCGTGAAGTTGCGGCCTTTGTTTAACCGATCAGCCACTGCATGTACCAATTGGCTTTGCGCAAGGATTCAGTGCCTTGCTTGTGCTTTTCACGCCAGACATACTTAAGCACATTGCCTTTGCAGTAACCCCGGAACTCCTCCGGGGTCAGTGCTGCCTGGATTGCCTCGATGCACTCAATGCCGCCTTGTGTGTAGTGCGGCGGGTGGTTGACGATGTCAGTCATCCTGCTTTAGCTCCATCAGCTTGAGAATGTACTCAGCAAAGGCGACGTGGGTCATGACGGCATGGGTGCCTGGAGGCACCCCATAGCTGTCACGCCACCATGCCTCAAACGCTGCCTTGATTGATGTGCTGTTCATAAAGCCCCGTGTAGAGTGCGTGCATTGGGTGGTCGGGCTTATCCCGGCCATCCTCGTGGTATAAGCGCTCAAGCAGCTCCTGCCGCTCGTTGTCTTGCTTGATGTCGCTCATCAGAATGCAGCCTCTGACTCAGTTGCCTTAGCCCGTGGCAGGTACTCAAACCGCTGCACGTTCAGCACATGCTTGCTGCGCTTGGCGCCGGACTCCTTGTCAGTCCAGTCCTGGCGGCGGATGGCACCAGTCACCATGATGCTGTCACCTTTTTTGCAGTTGTCGGCAATCATCTCGCCGCCCTTGCCCCAGACTTCTACATCAATTGCATTATTGATGTAATTGCCTTCCTTGTCTTTGCCTTCGCTGATGCCGCCACCGAAGTTGCAAACACAAGTGCCAGAATCAAAAAACTTAATTTGCGGTTCGCTAATAATACGAACAACACCGGTTGCATAAAGGCTCATGGATTGATGGGGGTAATGGAATTGGATTCTTCAAAGGCCAGCACATCCGCTATGGGATACCTGACCCGCGATTCGCCTAGTGGCAAACCGAACCGTGGGACCGTGTAGTAAGACGGTCCTTGGCCGCGCAGCCGCTGGGATTTAATGCTGCTTGGCTTCAAGCCCCAGCGTGCTGCTAGTTGTTCAGTCGTCAGATACAAGTTCAGCCTCCTTTTCAAGCATCTGCTGCAGCAACTTGTCGTGCTGCTCTTGCGTCAAGTCGCCGTCTTCTAGCCGCTTTGCCATACGCGGTTGCAGGTCCTCAAGGTCCTGCAGGGTTTTGGCCTTGGCGATAGCAGCGGCACCAGCAGTGAAGGTCTTGCTCGTGTCCTTGGCCTTGACAGCAGGCAGTGCAGGTGTGGCCTCAGTGGTGACCGTTACGGGCTCACTGGCCTGGTCCATCTCGTCGGTGGTGTACACCCCGGACATGTCGGCAGGGAATGCCTTACGCAATGCCAGCGCCTCAGAGCATTTGGCGATCATCGCGGCGGGCATCTTGGACCACAACCCTTGGCCAGCGTTGTAGTCCGCAAAGCGGGCAACACCAACAAACGGATGCTGGCTGCCTTTGCGCCAGATGGTGGTCTTGGCTGCTGCCGGCGGTTTGGATGCAAGCCACACATCACGCCAGTCGCCTTCCTCACCACACCATTCGGTCTGGCTGCCGTCAAGCTGGCCAGTGCGCTCGGCAATGGCACGGAGGCCATCAATGCCGGCTTGGATGGTCATCTTGCCGCCACGCTTGATGGCGTAAATCTGCTTGCTAAACGGATCAAGACCGGTGCGCTGGCAGGCATAGGCAAACAGCCGCAGCTCGTCGTTAGTGCAGCCTGGTGCGATGGTGCTGCTGATCAGTTGGACCTGGTCGGGGGTCCAGGTGGTGATTGCTGTTGACATTAGAAGGTTTCAGTTTCGATGGGATTTGTCGCCCACTTAGGCAGGCTGATGGTCTGAATGATCGTGTCGCCATAACCCGGCCATACGTCAACCGCATGGCAGGCAGCGATCACGTCCATGCCATTGTCCCGCATGGTCCGCCCTAATGCAAGGGCTTCGGTATCAAGTTCATAAACCCCGACCCCATGCGGGTATGTCTTCTCGACCGCCACGAACACAAACCGCTCAGCGCCGTGCAGGCCAGCGAGGTAATGCGCCGCTTGGATGTGGTAGCCGAAGGTGGCCACACTACGGGCGAATGCCTGCGGGCTGGCATCGGTGGTGGTCTTGATGTCCACGATGGTGCTGCCTTGGTACCAGTCCGGGCGGCACTTGCAGCGCAGTCCTGTAGCAGGGTCGGTCCACCAGAAGGACTGCTCGGCCTTGCCGTCAGCCAGCAATGCCGCTGCTGCAGGGTGCGCCTGGACTGCAGCGCTCATGCCCATGGCCAGTGCCATGTCGCTGCTTGTGACTACCTCGATGCCCTCGGCCTCCATGGCCGCAGCTTGATCCTTACCGGCCTTGGTGTTGCGCGGTGCGCAGATGCCGTAGCGGTTCAGCAGCTCCTCTGGTTCGAGGATGGCGCAGTGGGCAAGGCTGCCCAGCTTCATCGCAGCGGTCGGCTCAACCGGCTTGCGGTTGGGGTCAACGTACCGGCTCCAGTAGTGGTAAGGCGATTGCATTACCGCCTTCAGATGACTGGCGCTGACGGCTGGGTCGGCGTGGTAGTCAGCGTTAGAGATCGTCATTTCTGCCTCAGTTGGCGGTGGATCAGGGTCTGCGGTCCAAAGCAATGCAGCAGTTGCGGGAATGCTTGCAGCAGGACCTGACGGTTGCTGGGGTCAGCAACGAGCCCTGCATCAGCAAGGCGTGAGATAAACCCGCCGCCGTGCTGCTTGGCGGTCTGGAATGTCCAGAAGTCGTCTGAAGTCATGGGTAGGATGGCTTTGGTAGGGATGACGGGGGTGTGGCGCCCCCGTCGTTTTCTATGCGAGCGCTAGGCGGACGCGGTAGCGGCTGATGTGCATGTGCTCCGCAATACGGCGCTGCGACCAGCCATAGCCACGCAGCCGCTTGGCGCGTTGCTCGGTTGACTCCGTTGCCCATAGCAGCACCAGCAACGGCAACAGCAACAGGGCAAGGATCAGGGTCAGTGTGGTTGTCATGGGTGGAATTTGCAGTGCAGGCCGGTTGCCTGCGTGGTCACACTATACCACCATGGTCGGCCTTGGTCAACCCTGTTGCAACAACCGCTGATCAGTTGCGCACTGATGTATCGGTTTTGTCGCAAACCAGAGCCCTTGCATCGTCCACAGACCGCGCTACACCAGCGATCCCGCCAGCAGCTTGCACCGCATCCAGCCACTGCTGCTGCTCTGGCCGCAGCCTGCCGGTGGGCGTCTTGACTTCAATGCTGAGGAAAACAGCCATCTGACTGCCGACCATCTCAGGCGTTACGGTGACCGTGCGCCAGCCGATCAGGTCAGCGCTGCCTTTGCACAACCCAAACTGCACCGGGCGGCCATGCTGGTCCTTGAGCGTGCCGGTGTTGTTGCGGAACAGCCTGGTGTCACCAGCACCGCAGGCAATTCGGATCTGTTGCTGGATCTGTTGTTCAGATGACAAGGGATAACTGCCGCATCGGTGGTGGCAGCGTAACTGCCCCCCACTGCTGCGCCATAGCGTCCGCTATGCCTTGATAAGTGCGGCTGCGCTCTTTCCAGCGATCTGGGCTAGGTGGCATCAAATGCACGCGAGCTTCACGACCATCAACAATCTTGGTTGGCTTGAGTTTTGGCAAGTTCTTAAGCCACAGACATGTGGCCTTCGTCTCGCCATGGCCGAACTGCCATGGCTGGATCGTCTGGGATGGCGGCCTGATAGCGCTGCTAATGATGCTGACGGGATTCTCGATGCACCAGCGGTCGATCGGCGCGGCCATAAGCAGCCTCACAAAGTCGAGCGCTTCTGCCTGCTCACGCCGTTTGCGGTGGAAATGCCTGCTGCCGGATACCGCCAGATGCGTGCATGGCGGATGGGCGATCATCAGATCCCAGCCATCGTCCAACACCTCCTCGACCGGCTGCTGCAGGTGCCACTGCGCGTCGCCTTCACATGGCAGCAGATCGCAGCTAAAAGCAAAATGCCCGCGACGCCGAAAGGCATCACGGACACGGGCACTGTATTCACAGGCAACCAAGACACGCATCAAAGGCTGGCGGCGTAGGCAGTCATGGCAGCTTGGCGGGCTTTGGTGGCGGCGATCATGGCAGCTTGCAGCTTGACTTGCTTGGCTGTCATCTTGCTGCCAGCGGCACCAGCAGCGGCGTAGAAGGCATCTTTAGCAGTCTTTTCGGCGGCTTTGAGTTGAAGCACGGTTTGAAGGGTCACGGGTGGAATCCGTTTGGGACCCCCAAATCATACAGCATGGTTGGCCGTGGTCAAGCGTGGTCTGTCACAATCCGTAACGCTTGGCCAACCTAGCCTGGTAGACGCGCTCTGCCCAGCCGCGTTTGTAGCCGCGCTGCTGCGCCAGCTTGCGGAGGTCATCGAGGGACTGAGCACTGCCCTGCTCGCGTTTGCGCTCACGTGTGGTCAACTCCTGCAGCTCACCCTCAACCACCTTCAGCTCTCTGGTCTCCTGCGGTGCAAACACATGCCCGCAGCCTGGGCACACCTGCGTGGCGCTCATGCTGGTGGTGAAGCACACCGGGCATACCTTGACGCTAGGTGCTTGCTCGCGGTCGCGTTTGCGCACACCGTCTAGCGTCCAGTCGCGGTCCTCAAGGTGGTGGCCTAGCCGCAGCGTATTGCCCACATGATCCAGCACCACGGCGGTTTTGCCGTGGCTTGGCCTTAGGCATCGACCGATCATCTGCAGGTGCAGGCTGACGGACTGCGTTGGCCGCAGCAGGATGCACCCGCCGACGCTTGGCACGTCCACGCCTTCACCAATCAGGCTGCAACTGGTCAGCACCTTGATGCGGCCTGTTCCTAGTGCCGTCAGCAGGTCCCTGCGCTGGTCGGCGGTCATGGTGCCGTCAATGCTGGCGGCTGGGATTCCCTGGCTCACAAACAGCGCCGCCACTGCCTCGGCATGCGTCACTGAGCAGCAGAACGCAATAGCCGTCTGGCCTGTTAGGTGCTTGCGGTAATGGCTTACGCAGTCGCCCATGATGGTGCCGACGCGCTGCTCGGCGTCCTTGGTGTCAAAGTCGCCCATGCGCTTACGCAGCCCGGTGCTGTCAAAACCCGGTGGTGCCAGCACGCGGGCACTGGCGAGGTAGCCGTTATCGGTCAGCCATGCGGCGCTGGGTCCTTGCACCATGACCTCATAGTGGTCACCAAGGCCACGGCCGTCGCCACGGCATGGCGTTGCCGTCACACCCAACACATGCGCCTTGTGGAAATGCTGCAGCACCGTTGACCACTGCCCGGCATTGGTGTGATGGGCTTCGTCCACAACCAGGAGCTGGAAGAACTCGCCCGGCAGCTTGTGCAGCCTGCGGGCAAGGGTCTGGACTGAGGCCACCTGCACCACATGGCTCAGGTCCATGCTGCGGCCTGCTGCAATGCGGCCATGGGTGACGCCCATAGCCGTGAGGCTGCGGCTGGCCTGATCCAGCAGCTCAGCCCTATGCACCAGGATGCAGACGCGGTTGCCTTTGCGGGCGGCGGCTTGGGCGATGTAGCTGAAGCACACCGTCTTGCCGCCGCCGGTCGGCAGCACTGCCAGCACCGTGCGCTTGCCTAGCTGGTATTGCAGTCGGATGTCAGTGATGAGCTGCTGCTGGTAAGGGCGGAGGTTCATGACGCGCTGGCGGCCTTGCAACCTTAGCCAAAGTCGCTAAGCTGCGCAAGCCCCACGCCGAAAACGTGCATCCCATCTCGGTTTTGTTCACGCCCGAGCAGGTGAAGTGGCTGGATTCCCGTCGGACCGCTGGCCTGTCCCGTAGCGCTGTCATACGTCTTGTTGTCGAAGAGGCCATGAGGCTGCACAGCCGTGGTCTACTGCCCGCTACCGGACGCCGCGAACCATGAGCACCCTCGACTCAGCACGCGGCAGGTGGCCAGACCTGCTGCAGAAACTTGGCGGCTTGACCGCCGAGCAGCTCACTGACAAGCACCAGCCGTGCCCGCTTTGTGGTGGCAAGGACCGTTACCGCTTTGACGACCAAGATGGCTCGGGCTCGTGGTTCTGCAACAAGTGCGGCGGCAAAGCCGGCACCGGCGGAGCGGGCAGCGGCATGGACATGCTGATGCGTCGCACGGGCTTAAGCTTTGCCGAAGCAGCGCAGCGGGTTGAGCAGCATCTCGGCCTAGCCAAGCCAATACCAGCACCCCCTCTCAAGGGCTGGGATGCGCACTGGCGGTACACAGACACCTTTTATGTACTGCGCCGCAATTTGCCGGATGGCGGCAAAGAAATCCGCCCCCTTTGGTTTGACGGCGAGGCGTGGCGGCGCAAGGCACCACCGTCACCACGTCCCCTTTACTGGGCGCGTCGTGATGCAAACCTGCCACTGCTGATCGTCGAAGGCGAAAAGACCGCCGATGCAGCCGCTGCATTGTTTCCCGGCCATGCCGTATTGACCTGGGCGTCAGGTTGCCAAGCCATTGGCAAGGCCGACTGGTCTCCTGTTACTGGTCGCCGTTGCGTGTTATGGCCTGATGCGGACATGCCAGGCCGTGAGGCAATGGCAAAGCTAGCGCCACGGTTGCTTGCTGCTGGTGCCGCACAAGTGCGCATTGTCCATCCGCCAGAAGGTGCGCCTGAAGGATGGGACCTGGCTGATGCGGACTGGTCGCCAGCTCAAGCTGCAGCGCATCTCATGTCCAACCGCTCAGCGCCCGTTGAGCTGCCGGATCCTGTGGCTGAGCCCTTACTAGCCGAGCCGCTGCCGGAACCCGATCCGATACCGCAGGCTGATAGCTGTTTCACCTGCCTTGGCTTTGACAATGACAGCTTCTACTACCAGCCGCACAGCACTGGTCAAGTGACCCGCTTGTCACGCAGCAGCCACACCGGGACAAATCTGGTATCACTGGCGCCTCTTAGTTACTGGGAGACCCTGTACCCATCCAAGACTGGCGTCAACTGGACAGCAGCAGCAAGCAGCTTGTTTGAACGCCAAGCCGCCGTTGGTGTCTACAGTCCAGACCGCATCCGTGGCCGTGGCGCTTGGTGGGATAAGCGCGTCAGTGTGCTGCACCTTGGTGATCGCCTGGTCGTTGACGGCGACTCGCGTGATGTCAGCGCTGGAGTGCTTGGGAGCGCCTACCTGTATCAACGCCTTGCACGTCTGCGTGGTCCAGCAGATGCCAAGCCGCTAGCCGATGATGAGGCCTTTGTTCTGGCCGAGCTAGCCGAGCGTTTCCATTGGGAGGTCCCAGCATCTGGCCTGCTGCTGGCCGGCTGGGCAGCACTCGCCCCGATCTGCGGTGCGCTGGACTGGCGTCCTCATGCTTGGCTTACCGCAGGCGCCGGCTCCGGCAAGTCCGCCATTCTTGACCGTTACATCTCGCCGCTGCTAGGGGACATGGGCTTGGTCGTGGCTGGCAACACCACGGAACCAGGTATCCGGCAAGCCCTACGAGCCGATGCCCTGCCGGTGGTCTTTGACGAGGCCGAATCCAATGAACGCACGGATCAGCAGCGGATGCAGGCCATCCTCGGCCTGGCGCGGGTTGCCAGCTCAGAGTCCAAAGCGCATACACTTAAGGGCAGCCCTGAAGGTGACACACAGCGTTATACCATCCGGTCAATGTTTCTGATGTCGTCGATTGCTACGGCACTTAAACAAGGCGCTGATAAGTCACGCTTTGCTCAGCTCACATTGCGCAATCCAAATGAGCTACCAAAAGCTGAACGTATTGCGCACTGGGAATCCTTGGACCGCGACCTTGACAAGCATGTATCTGAAGCGATTGGCCAGCGATTGCAGGCACGGACCATTGCGTTGATACCCGTAATCCGCGCCAGTGTGCGCATTTTCACTCGTGCAGCCGCTGAGGCATTTGATAGCCAACGGCTTGGTGATCAATACGGCACGCTATTAGCAGGCGCGTGGTCTTTGCAGTCCAGCGAGGTCGTCACCCGAGATCAGGCATGGCAATTGATTGAGCAGAACAACTGGGAACCCTACTCCCAGTCGATTGAGATACCAGATGAAAAGCGCTGTTTACAGCGCATCCTGCAGCATCAAATCCGCGTTGAAGGTGATAAAACAGTCACCCGAACTATTGGCGAACTTGTAGATCTTGCGTTGCACCATGGCAATGACATGGTTGTAACAACCGAGCTGGCAGTGGCCACCCTCGGACGCAATGGCATCAAGGCTGAGCAGGGCGCTATTTGCGTGTCCAACACCGCCAACGCCATTGCCGCCATCCTCTCGGACACGCCATGGAGCAACTGCTGGTCAACCGTGCTGGCGCGTTTGCCTGGTGCCGAGAAGGTGGGCGTTATTTGGTTCAAAGGTTCAGGCGGTAACAGTCGAGCCACCAAAATCCCCCTCGAAGCCGCCTGACCGTTCGGAGGCGTTCGGCCGAGAACCCTTGGTATGACTGGAAACTAACGGTCCTAACGGTCCTAACGCTTTTTCAGAAGAGCCCCCCTTTAAGAGAGAGGGTGTAAGTGTGTGGGTGGGTGGGGTGTTCTCTCTTGTATGTATATGTCTTTTTTAGCGTTAGGAGTGTTAGGTTAGGGGCTCAGCCCAGTGGTGGCGGGCGATTTGCGCCGAACGCTCACCGTTAGGCGACCGTTAGGACCGTTATGAAAGAAGTCAAAGTCCGTTTTGAGCCTGCAGACCTGGTGGCACTGGACCAGCAGGCAGCGATGGCAGGGGTCAGCCGGTCGGAGTTGATCCGCAGTCGGGCGCTTGTGTCGAATTGCGACAGCGGCCTTACCGTGGCGCGTTACCACCGGCTAGTGTCCGACGCGCTAGCCAATGTGCGCGGGGATATCCCACGGCGCATGGTGGAGCAGCTTGTCGCTTATGTCATTACATGGATCTCATCAACATCTCAGCCAAGCAGCAACCCGTGATCAACCGGCTCCATGACGCCATGGAGCATGCGCTTGCATACGCCGCTGCCATCCGCGACAATGCCCAAGATGACCAGCAGCCCATCCCGGCTGAACTGGTTGCATCATTCGCCGCTGACTACGAGCGGATTGTTTCCATCCTTACCGATGCCGCCACATGAAACTCATCACCACCCAGGCTGATCTCAGTCATGCACTCCGCACCATTGCTCCAGCCGTTGGCACCGGCAACAGCCACCCGATCCTGAGCTGTTGCCTCATTGCCGCTGATGGCGCAGCCATGACCGTCACCGGCTTCAACCTCGACCTTGGCATCACCGTGTCCGTACCGGCAGCCGTGGATACTCCTGGCACCGTGGCGCTGCCGTATCGGCTGCTGGCTGGCCTTGTGAGCCGCATGGACGATGGTGAGCCTGTGACGCTGTCAGACGGTGCTGTGAGCGCTTCCAGCGGCTCTTATGGGCTTGCGGTGCAGGATCCAGCGGATTACCCGTCCATGCCTGCTGTGGAGGCTCCTAGCGCTGAGTTGGACCTAACCGCTGGTGTGCGTGCCTGCATGGCAGCCGTCAGCACCGACAGCAGTAAGCAGATCCTGCAAGGCATCCACATGGCAGCCGGCTTCATGGAGGCCACCGACGGCCACCGGCTGATGCGTATCCCCGTAGCGCTGCCCGATGGCATCGACCTGGTGCTACCAGCCAGCACGATGAAGCTGCTGCAGGACCGCACCGTCACCGTCGCAGCAGCAGCCGGGCAGGCCGTCATCGATGCCGGTGATGGCGTCACCATCTACAGCCGCATCCTTGACGGCAAGTTTCCTAACGTGGCAGCGCTGGTGCCGAGCAGCTTTGAGCACACCATCACCCTGGAACGGCACCGTTTTGCCCGGTGCCTTGAGCGCGTCGCACTAATCGCAGAGGCGCACAACTCTGTGGTCAAGCTCGAAGCACGCAACAATGACCTGATCATTACCGCCGAAGCCGATGCCAACAATGGCCGCGAGCTTCTGCATCACGACGGCACCGCTAAGGGGCATTGGGCCTTCAACGTGCATTACCTGCTCGATGGCCTTAAATCCATGCGGCAGTCGGAGACTGTTACACTGTCGGCCAATAGTGCAACGACGCCGGTCGTGCTAAGGCCGACTAGCATGACAGAGCAGACGTACCTCATCATGCCAATTCAAATCCGGGAGTAATACAATGGGGCGCAAGTGCAACAATACAGAGTCAGAACAGCGCACAAATGCTGTCTATGACTTGCTCTTGCGCGCTCATAGTAGAAAGCAAATCATTCAGTTTGCCGCAGAAAATTGGGGGGTTGGTGAACGTCAAGCTGATGCTTATATTGCTCGCGCTCGTGAGCTGCTGTCTGCTGATGCCAAGTTGGAGCGGTCTCAATGGCTAGAGGCTGCCATTGCACGAGCGATGGAATACGAACGCCGCGCTGCAGATAAAGATCAGCTCAATACCGCGCTGATTGCACTAGACAAGCAAGCCCGGCTGCTGCGGTTTGAGATGAGCTAGCTAACCTATCTGTATTGCAGCGTTAGCCATGGCACGTCGTTACGCACGAGACAACCGAGGCAGGTTCGCTCCAAAGGGCGCAGGCGCTACTGCTCGTGGCGGCCGGCTCAAGACTGCCAGCGGCAAGAAGCGTGCTACGCAGACCATGCAGGCATCGGCTGCGCCTAAAAGCACCATCGGTAAGCCCAAGGGGCTCAAGCCAGGAGCGATCAAGGCGAAGCCTGCAACAAGAACTAATGCTGCAGGCCTGACAAAAGCGCAATTTGAAGCGGCTGCCCAGAAGGCTTGGGGCGCCACACCGAAAGGATCTGCCAAAAAACAAAAGCAATCAGCAGATCAGCAACTTGACAAACTCGCTACAAAGTCAAGAAATATGGTTCAATCCAGAACTGGTTTAACAAAGTCAGATGCAATGAAGGCTTCAGACTTAGGAAAAGCAACGGGTAGGCGCGTTGAAGTTAGTCAAACCCCTCTAGGTGGATACAGCATCAGGGTTGCCCCTGTTGCGGCCAAGCCGAAATTAGCCCAGGACTTAGTTAATGCCAGTGTTCGTAAGGTGCAAAACCAAAAACTTCGCAACCTGAACGCTCAAATCAAAGAAGCCGGACCAAATGCTGCTGGCTTGCGGCTTCAAAAGCTGCAACTCCAAAGCAATATGTCATCTACTAGGCCGAGGACCACAGCAAAGCAAGCCGCAAAATCAGCCAAGCAAGACGAGAGCATTCGCGGTCGAATTGCAGAAATGCGCCGTCAAAGCGGTCGTATACAAAGAGCCGAAGCAAACCGTCAACGCACTGCTGATGTACGGACTGGCGCAGCGGCGGGCTCCAAAGCATCTTTCGCTAGGCGTCCGAGCGCCAAGACAACAAGGTCGAACCTGAGAGCAGAACGCGCTTTAGCTTTTTACAGTAATCCAGCAAAGGCATTGCGAGAAGTTAACAAGAAAAAGCCAGGCTTCCGCTTACCTCGTGGGATGCGCTAAGCTCCAGCCGACACCACGTCACACCATGGAAGACTTCCTCGCTGCAGTCGCTCAAGCCATGAACGACTCTGAGCTGACAGCCGTTGAGCTGATCGGCTGTTTAGAGATCGCTAAGGCTGAGTTGATGGAATCACTGTTTAACGCTGAAGAAGAATGAAACCTACTGTTACAGCCGTTGGTCGGCTGCTTAAGCCAAAAGGCGAGGAGCCGCGCATCCTGCATAGGATTGCCGTTCAGCCTGATGGCAGCATCAAGACTGTTGTCCGCAAGATTCTGTGAGCATCGTCAGCGGCATCTGCGAACCAGTGCCGCTGCTTGCTTTCATGCAGCAGCAGACGCCAGAGGATACTGACGACTTACTCGATCGCATCCGCGCTGACTTACACCCTGGGCAGCTTGCGTTTGTGGATGACACCGCAACGCAGATCCTTGGCATCAGCGCGGGCTATGGCGCTGGCAAGACCAGGGCGCTGTGCGCTAAGGCCGTGATGCTGGCAGCGGTTAATCAGGGCTTTATCGGCTGCGTAATGGAGCCGACGGGGCCGCTGATCCGTGACATCTGGCAGACGGACTTTGAGGCGTTCCTAGAGGCGTACGACATCCCGTACACCTTCCGCGCTAGTCCACTGCCGGAGTACATGCTGCACCTGCCAGGCGGCGATACAAAAATCCTGTGCCGCAGCTTTGAAAACTGGTCACGCATCATCGGCTTGAACCTTGCTTGGGTGTTGGCGGATGAGATCGACACCGTCACGCCAAGCATTGCCAATAAGGCATTTCCTAAGATCCTTGGCCGCTTGCGTTCTGGCAATGTCCGGCAGTTTGGTGCGGCATCGACGCCAGAAGGCTTCCGGTGGATGTGGAACACCTTCGGCAGCGATGAGGCTAAGCAGCGGCCAGACCGGCAGCTCATCAAGATGCGAACTGCGGACAATCCGCATTTGCCGCCGGACTTCATTGAGCGGCTAGAGGCCAACTACGACCCAAGCCTGCTGCGTGCGTACCTTGACGGTGAGTTCGTCAACCTGACAACAGGGCAGGTATATGACCGCTTCGATCGGGCGAAGCATGTCACAGCCACAGTGCCGGACATCAGCCGCGAGCCTATGCGCGTTGGCATTGACTTCAACGTGGGCAACATGTCTGCAGTGATCGCCGTGCGGCTGAACAACGGCCTATTGGTCATCGACGAGATTGCAGGCGCCCATGACACTGACGCCTTGGCGCAAGAAATCCGCCGCCGGCACCCGCAGCAGCAGATCTACATCTACCCCGACGCCAGCGGTGGCAGCCGCAGCACCAACGCAAGCCAGACCGACATCCAGATCTTGGAGTCCTACGGCATGTCCAATCAGTCACCACGCAGCAATCCGCCAGTGCGTGACCGGGTAGCAGCCGTGCAGGCGCTGCTGGAGAACGGCAAAGGGCAGGTGCGGTTGCAGGTGGCTCAAAGCTGCCGTCGCGTGATTGAGTGCCTGGAGCTGCAGTGCTACAACGACAAGGGCGAGCCGGATAAGGACGCTGGGTTTGACCATATGAACGACGCGCTCGGCTACCTGGTGTGGCGTGAGTTCAACCCGTTGCACGCTGGCGCTGGCCGGGGCACCGGGGTCAGGCTTTACTAAGGTTGACCACGGCGGCAAACGCTGGTATCTTGTGCGCACGGCCGCCAAAGCCGCCCTACCACTACCATCCCAACCATGGTCACCAATCGCTGGATCAACCGCTGCGCAGCCTTGACGCTGCTGTTCATGATGTACGCCGTCGGCATCAGCGTCGGTCGTGATCAAGCCGCCGAGGCGCATCACAATCACCCTGCCTGCCATCAAGGACTGAAGCCGTAAACTGACACCATTGTCAGCAGCTAGCGGTCGTGTATAGCGGGTACAACTTTTACGACCGGCCGCTAGCGCAGCGCACCGTATCGAAGGTCAGCGACCCCAACACTGCTTGGTACGCGCAAGAGCCGCATTGGCTGCTAATTGAGGACCTACTGCAGGGCACCTACGGCATGCGCAAGAAGCATCGCCGTTACCTGCCGCAAGAGCCACGAGAGCTAGACGAGTCTTACGACAACCGCCTAGCCCGTAGCGTTTGCCCGCCGTATTACATCCGCCTTGAACGCATGCTGGCCGGCATGCTCACCCGCAAGCCCGTCCGACTGGATGACACCGCTGACATCATCCGCGAGCAACTGTTCGACGTAGACCTGCAAGGCAATGACCTCAACGTTTGGACCTATGAAGCCGCCCGCAAGATGGTCCGTTATGGCCACGTTGGCACATTGGTGGATGCACCTGCTAATGGGGGTCGTCCCTATTGGGTGACCTACACGCCCCGGCAGATCCTTGGCTGGCGCACCGAGACACAAGAAGGCCGGCAGGTGTTGACCCAGCTCCGG